ATGCTATCGCCGCAATTGGATATTTATCAGGCGATTGCTGAATGCCTTGGTGAAGAAGATGCTGTAATGGACATCGGCTTTGGTACTGGCTTTGGCACACTTCAACTGACTAAGACCGCTGATATGGTTGTAGGTGTTGAGAATGACAAGGAAGCGGTTGACTTTGCCAACAAGTGCCTACCAGGGATTATGTGGTATTGGGGTGATGTGAGCCGAGGGTTTGATTATGTTGGCGGTGAGTATGACGCCATTGTGATGATTGAAGTCTTGGAGCATGTTGCAGATTGGAGGAGTGCTATCAGGAATGTGTACAAGATGTTAGCGCCAGGTGGTACGTTTTACATAAGCGCACGTAACGCCAATGCTGATTTGCGCAAGAATGAATTGCATGAAAGAGAATGGACCGCCGCACAGTTGCACAGTTCTATGCGAGAATACTTTGAAGATGTAAAACTGTATGACTATAGATTAGAGAAGCGGCAAGAATTGGACACAAGACAAACGCCATTATTGGCGGTATGTAGAAAAGGAGAATAGCAATGCCAGTAAAGAAAACTGAAGAAGTAGAAGTTAGAGAAGGCGCTGAAGGCAGTAAGTATAAATTTGCTGGAAAGTGCGAAGTATGCAGTAAGGACTTGTGGGTTTGTATCTCACATCCGTTGCGCGATCCTGCGATTGACGCTACTGAAGTTGCCGTGTTCGTACCTGGATCGAGAAACATGATGGGCGGTGAGCCTGAACAGGCCGCTACGTATTGTAGACGCCACGATCCTACGGCTGGAATGCGGCGTGACGGCATTAGACCTGGTGAACCATTACCAGGTGATGTGTGGCAGCCACAACGATAGGGGTAGGCCATGCCTGATTTTAATCCAGATAAGGAAAAACACGTTGACCACACTTTTGTGGTGCAGAAGGCATGGCCTAATTCCCCTGATAGCGTGATGACAAGCAAGGGGGAGTTGAAGGGGAATGGGCAGGGCAGGTTCACGGTGAAAGATGAGACATTGGCGCGTGAGATACAGAAGGCGTATCCGCGTGACTTTGCTGTAACGAGGATGAGGACACCAAAGCCTGCTGATGCAGGACACAGGTATCATTTCGGAAGTATGAAGCCAATGCCTTGGGCAAAGTACGATGAACTTGGCAGGCGCATTAGAGACGACAAACAGGAGGTGACAGATGGCAGCGATAAGCGGACAGAAGGCAGTAACAACGGCGGGAACGGCGCTGGTATTGGGGACGGGGAAGGTCAACGGACCACTGATGGTGAAGGCGCTACTGGCTAACTCAGGTAATATTTACGTTGGCAACGATGGCGCTGGAGACGTGACGAGCGCGAACGGATTGGAGCTTGATGCGGGAGAAGTAATCATATTCAACTATGTTGGCGACCTGAACACGATCATCATTGACAGTTCTGTGAATGGAGAAGGCGTTAGCTGGTTGATGCTAGGACCGCAGTAATGAAAGAAAAAGAAGAAGATGAATTGATTGTTCCGTTACTGTGCTATTTTGTAGTGGCTAGATAATGCCATGTTCAACACCTACTTTCCAACCGCGATACACACAGAATACGGACTGAAGGAATACTTCGCCAACCGTGACATTGAATTTGGAATGGCGGGGGAATACTACGCGTTCGATAGCAGTGTGCAAGCGCCATTGGTCAAGCGACACGCGGCGATACTAAGCACAGAAGTTAGCATGAAGTGGGAATATACACAGCCATTGCGCGGCGTGTACTCTTACGATTACGCAGATGCCATGATAGCAAGATGCCAGGAGTTTGGCATTGATGCGCACGGTCATTGCGTTATGTGGCACATGCAGTATCCGGCTTGGATGGAAGAGGCAATGGCTAATGCGGATATGGATGGAAGGTACGCTATATTGGCTGAACACGTAGAACGGGTGATGCGCCACTATGCGCCAACATGCAAAAGCATTGACGTTGTGAATGAACACCAACCGGCAGTGGCTGCTAACGCTGGCGTGTTCGTTAGATACATTGGCGCTGATGCTGGAAGGTTCGCGATGCAGGAAGCACGCAAGTACGCGGGTGATTGCAAGTTGTATTACAACAGCTTCTTCAGGACGGATGCGGATGCTGACTATGCTATCAGTCTGCTTGACGTGGCTGATGGGATTGGCGTTCAGATACATATTGGGACGTGGACTGACAGGGTTACGTTCTTTGACAGGATACGCAGGATGTTGCAGGCGTGTAAGGACGCTGGAAGAACTGTGCGGTTCAGCGAAGTTAGCGTCCAGAAGGGTGATGACGCCACGATGCTTGACGTGGCAATGGTGTGGGCTGACATTGTACGGCTTGCGATTGCATGGGGTGGAACTGTGGTGAACGTGACGCAGTGGGGCGTGAAGGGTACTTCTTGGAATGGCGGCTACCTGCTGTTCGATTACCAGGGATTGCCTAACGAATGTTACAGCCTTGTGGTGAAGGAGTTGACAGGAAGATGACGCGTTCTAGTCTGTGCATGATACCGCCACTGTTCGCATACCATGTGGTTAATCCGCGTGGTGGGGCAGTTGTTACGCCTTGGTATCTGGCTGGCGGGGTGAGTGCGGCGAATTGTGTGGCGGCGTATCAGCCGATTGGAGCGGCTGACTATGCGGCGAGTAAGGTTAATTTGGCTAATCCTGGGACATATAACGCGACTGATGGCGCGGAATATCCGACGTGGGATGACACAAACGGCTGGAAATTCGATCATACAACCGGAGATAGCCAAACTCTATATTATATCGCGTTAGGATCAAGTGCTGAGTATTCAGCCATATTAAGATTTAGTAACGTGGTTCAGGGAATAGAGAATGGATATGCACTAACCACTAATGGAACAAGCAATAACTTAAATTTGCAATTTAGAGCTGCAAACAGTCAGTATAGATACCATACTACTCAAAGACTGAACGCATTTGATAGCGGCGGTGTAGTCGCGTGGAACAAGGTGGGAATCTATGTTGATGGTAGTCCTAGCTACAGTTGGACGCCAGCCAGTGACACTATAACACCTGCATCCTTAAGGTCTCAAAGCGTGTCAACTGGGCTATTTTACCTACAGGCATTAGCAATCTACAACACGACATTGACCGGCGACCAAGTAGCCGCGATCACAACGGCGATGAATGCGCTAACGTCTGAGAGTAGGATGCAGTCACTTGAAGGACTGCTAGAATTTGAGCCGGAAGAAGAGAAGTTGTGGTGGGAAGGTGCTGACCTGGTTGAAGCGGCAGCACAGGTTATTGAAGCGCCGAAAGCGCCTGAACTAACACGTTGGCAGCGTGCTACCAATGTTGCAAGTGATGCGCTTGACAAGGCAAAGAAGTGGATTGATAGTAAACTATATCAGTTATGGCAGGCTATTGAGGATTACTTTGACTACCATGAAGAAGAATAAGCGTAACGCAGATGAAGAAAGCACGGAAGAGAAGTGGCTACGCATCAACAGACCGGACAAGTGGCGCAAGCTGCAACGGCTGAAACTGGAACGCGAACATAACAAGAAGCATAAGAAGGTGACGAATGACGGATAACAGGGCATTGCCACAAACTCAGCAGCATATAAGGTTTAGCGTTGACAGTGCTACGAATGCGCTAAATACGATAACCTACGAACATCATGAGATACATGCTGGTTCATCGTTTACTGCCAACTACACGGTAGAACTAGGCAACGGTGCTGTAATAGATATACTTGTAGTCACGCCTAATACAACCAAGTGGGCGCACATGGTGTACTCGCTGATATGCGAACTTGAGACAGACTTTAAGTTCTACGAAGGACCGACAACCACTAATGATGGTACAGGCTTGACGGAGTTCAACAGGAACAGGAACAGTTCTACGGCTGCGACGACGGTAGTGAGCTACACGCCAACGATAGCAGGCGGAGCGGAAGGAACGCTGATTAGACAGAAGCACTTTGGTAGTGGCAAGGCAGATGGAGCAGAAGGACACGATGTCCATGAGTTTATCTTGAAGCAGAACACAAAGTATCTTTTCAGAATAACGAATGGTACGGCAAGCAATAATTGGATTTCATTCATATTGAATTGGTATGAGCATACCAACAAATAAAGGCAGGTGACTATGGCTACTGTGACCTTGCGACCTAATGGTGATGGATACGAATCGAACTGGACACCTAATACGGGTACAGAACATTACGTATTGGTTGACGAAGCAACGAATGATGGTGACACATCGTATGTGATAACTACAAGCACATCTGCTGTCAACGACCTGTACACAATCGAAACAAGTGACCTGTTCGATAACAAGATTATCAATTCTGTGAAGGTGTACTTCTCATGCAAGTATGGGAACATCGGTTCGCCTGTCCTTACCAAGCCTACTGTATATGCCTTGGTGCGACACGGTTCGTCGACGACAACGGCAAGCACAGGCACGGAAACAACGGATAGTTATGCGGATGGATACTACACATGGACTTATAATCCTGTAACGAACCTGGAATGGGACAAGAACGACATTGACGACTTGCAGATAGGGATTAGAAGCAATGCGGAAGAAGATGGCGTAGATGTAAACTTACCTTACGTTACGCAAGTATGGGCAGTGATTGATTATTCAACGAGGACTAAACCTATGGCGACATTATTTTCAGCGACACTTGAATTAGCTAAGATAGTTGGCAACGTGATTGAAAGTACGACTAGCGCGGCTGGTTCTACGACTACGCTAGTGGATACGGCATTACCTAGGACGCCACCACCTGATGACGCATTCAACTACGGCACGCTGTGGTTTGTGTCTGGTGACTTGGCGGGTAAGACTGCTATCGTTACAGATTGGGTAAGCTCTACAAAGACCTTCACGTTTGCTACGCAAAGTTCTGCGCCAGGTGCATCGAAACGATACGCATTCGTTGACAAGGACTGGCCGCGTGACGTATTGCGACGCGCTATCAACCAGGCTATTCAATCACTTGGCGCATTGCCTGACCTGTACACGCTGGCGACATTCGTAACCGTTGCAGACCAGGAAGCGTATGAGTTACCATCTGGCGTATACAACGTCAAGCGGGTTGAGATTGCGACCAGCACAAGCACGCCATACTACTACATCAGGCATCATCATTGGGTTGAGAAGGATGGCTACATTTACTTTGACACAGGCTTTGAGATACCTGATGCTGGCTATCTTATTCGATTGACGTATGAGCCGCAACCAGCAGAACTTGACGATGATGCGGATACGATTAGCGATTACATTCATCCTGACCTGTTGAAGTGGGAAGCGGCGGTGAATGCCTACCTATGGAAGCAGCCTAACATGGGTGAGGGTAGCGCGATCCTGGAACGGAGATTAGCATACGCAACACAGATGGCAGCCATGATGAAGCAGTTGCACAAAGTACCGAAGATGGCAAAGGATGTTCACCTATCGCCTTGGGCTTCGCCTAGCATAAGCGATCCAGACAACGAACCTAATAAGGTGTATCTATGACAGTGACTACCGGACCTACGCAGATTAATCCTAGCCACCACGTAAAGCTGACGGATGGAACAAGCACCGTTGGCTTAGTCCTGGTGGATGGGTATGGCAATCCTGATTCACGAGGGTTTCAACGTAATCCTACTGGACAGGCTATAAAGATGTATCAAGGTACGGCGAAGTACGATGACAGTATGCCACCTTGGACACCTATAACGATGAGTGATTTTAGTGGTGGCTTTGGCAAAAACGAATTTGACAACGACAAAAGTTCGTATTTTTGGGGAACAAGAGCATACACGCACGATGGTAAATTTATGATTGGACCACAACCGGTATGGACGGGAGGACTGTATCGCTACTGGCGTCACTATAACTATTTCTATGTATGGCATTCGCTTACTGCTACTCTTCCATACTTAGCTACTACGTTTACAACCACATCAACTACTGATATTGACTATATACATTTTGTAGCCAAAGGGGATATAGGAACACTAAAGGTATCTATTTATACTAACAGTGGTGGAAGTCCTAATGCTTTAGTTGATGCATTGGCAACGGCAACAGTAACATCAGAAACAGATAATGGCGAATATGTAGTTACAATTAATACTAATAGTGCGTTATCAAGTGCTACCGCTTATTGGCTTGTGTTTCAGGGTACTCTAACAGGAACTAATACAATTGAGATATTGTGTGGCGCTTCAAGTGCTGCACCTACAGCAAAATATGGAACTGCTGCACCTGCATGGACCACAATAAGTCTTTACGATGGCTATGCACCATTCTACGTGTTAGGCAAACGATATGGGGATTTGAAAAATTTCTTCTTTGAGTACAAGGGAGCATTGTATGGTGCATTGCAGTTTGATGCAGGCGCAACGGCTACGCTATTCTTGAATGGTGACCAGGGTGTAGTCAAGGCGGGTGGTAGCACAACGTCTGTGACAAGTGATAGCGGGGTGGCTACGTGGGCGGCAGATGAGGCGGTTGGATGTATATTCATTATCACGGCTGGAACGGGTAGCACGCAGCCAAGGAATTTCAGGGTTATCGAAAGCAACGATGTGACATCACCACCAGAAACATTGTTTGAATTTACTAGCGATCCTTGGGATGTGGCGCCAGACGCTACCAGCGAATACGTGATTGTGGCTAGTAACAAGTGGACTGCGATTACGCCTGACATTACGGGTAGTAATCCTTGGTTGAACCTACCAGTAACGGATGTACTATCGGTGAACAATGCGGTTTACTTTGCGCACGGCGACGCCAATGATATGACCAGGATGCGGGCTTATAACAGCGCGCAGGTGTGGACGTATGAATGGACAGCGGAAGCGACTAACAGTGAAGCAACCTATCTTATGCAATGTTCTGATCCTAAAGGAAGCTGGATATGGAAGGCTAAGGGTGGTCCTATTGCCAAGGTTGCTAAAGCTCCATCGGTGGATTGCAGTGGCACGGCGGCAGCGGCTGACCTGGTGTGGGAGACTGAGATAGGCATTGATAACCTTGGAAGCCGGATAACGAATATGCTGGTGTACGGGGAAGATTACGGGCAGCCATTCGTATTGAAAGAAGATGGTCTGTATAAGATGTACCTGGCTAGTGATGATACAGACTATGTGGGTAAAGTTCCTATCAGCGCATTTCCTGCAACAAAGGATTGGCGTAACGGTAGGGCTGCTTGCGTACACGACACGTATTTGTTCTTCTCATGGCATGATACTGTCATGCGCTACTACCGCAACTACCTGGATAACATTGGTCCTAACAGTATGGAAGTGAGTACGCCAGCAGAATACAGGGGCGTGATTAGTGGGTTGCTATCCTATCCTGGAATGCTGGTGTGCAGCATTGATGCGGGTGATAGTGGATACAGTACGGTGAATGCCTACAACGGCACGGGCTGGTGCAACCTGTTTACAGCGCCTAAGGTTGGCTTGCGGATACAGAACATTTACATTCAGTCTATTCCAGGCGATAACGTGGATAGGCTATGGATCAGTTGTGCGGATACATCATTATGGATTCCACTTAGTGTAAATCCTTACGAGTTTCCTACCAGTTATTACAACGCGTATAACCAGGCGTGGGATGCTAAATTACAAATGGGGATGATGTATGCTGGAAGAAAGTTGTTGCCTAAGTATTGGAAAGAAATGCAATTCCATGCTTACGACAATCAGTACCAGGCATTTATAAGTTCGGCGGACATAAGAAGATTAGAAATATATGATTATGCGCTGAACACATTGTACGGTTATGATCCAGACCAAGTGAACGCAAGAACTGAGGATGAAATTGCTATTGAATATTCATTCCCTTATATAAAGCCAATAGTAACAATACGAGCAGCCTATCCAACAACTTATTTCGCATTAGACGCGCTGATATTCAAGGCGGTTGTTCTAGAAGAGGTGAACTGGATTGATACGCTTACTGTTCGTATCGCTGATAGGGATAAGGACTTGACTGGTGTAGATTATGACGATTATCTTACTGCCGCAGAAAAATTGGCACAACTAACAACGTGGTCTGAAGGAACTGTATTGACCATGACAAGCAGCATAGGAGAGATTGACACAAAGAGTGTGTTCATTGCGCGTGGTGGAGTGAGATTACATCGTATCGAGAGAGACGATATGAGTACGTCCTATATCTGTCAGATAGTTTGTTATGAGTTAGACTGATGTTAGCAGACCTACCGGCAATCCAAGGGAAGAGACCAGACAGTAAGGAGGAAGTATGGGTAGCACAGGCATTGGACAGGCTGAAGCTAAGATACATATTCCAATACGAGGTGATTACGGCTGGCTTGCGCGGTGGGATCATCATAGACTTTTTGGTTCTAAGTCCGTTCTCTATCCCAATAGAGATTATGGGTGAGTACTGGCACACTGGCGAGATGGGCTCTGACGACAAAATGCGTCAGGCAATCATCGAACAGATGATAGGCAACAGGGTGGTTAACTTGTGGACACTAGACCTGGTTGATCCAGAGACAACGTACACGGTAGTACGAAGGGAATTGATGTAAAATGGGCGCTGACACAACTACTGCAACGCAAAGAGAATTACTAATCAGGATAGCGGAGAAACAAGACCGTATGAATATTGACATAACCGAGATAAAGTCCACGATAAAAGAAATGGACAAGTCGCAAGAAGAGTTCCAGCTAAGTTACACGCAAGAGCATGAGCGTGTAATTAGCAGTGCCAACCTTGCACACAGGCGCATAGATGAAGTGCTGGTGTGGAAGATTGAAACCGAGAAGCGAATAATGGCAATTGAGAAAGCATTAGAAGCGCAACGCACCATGAACGGGGTACTGATATTCATTGCCACCGTGGTTGGTGGGGCTGCGATCATGTTTATTTGGAACACATTGATTGGAGGATAAAATGACTGTAGAAACTGTTGTTGGATTTGTAAGTGCTTTGATGGCTGCGGTGTTTATGTACGTACCCTGGCTAAAGGATAAGTACCTGGCACTTGCAACGAACTATCAGCGTCTTATCATGTTGGGCATGTTAGTGCTGGTGGTTGGCGGTTCTTATGGGCTGAGTTGCTTTGGGCTTGTGGACTACTTTACCTGTGATAACGAAGGACTTATCAAGGCAGGTAAGTTGTTACTGGCTGCGATCATGGCAAACCAAACTGTTTACATGATACTGCCTAAGCCAAACGAGCGATCATGGCAGGCATGAGACGAGGATATAAGCATAGAGTTATCGTTGTCTTCTGGATAATTTTAGTGGTGTTGTTGGTAGCATGGTGGATAGGGGAGGGTATCTATAAACCTTATCCACCACCAACGCCAACCGCTACTGGCTACTGGCCTACCAGGATAACGGCAACGATTGTACCTAGCGCCACGCCAACTAAGGTTGTGCCTACGCCGATACAGCCAACCATAGGCTATACGGCAACGCCGTATGAACCACCTGTAACGGTTACGGCTACGCCAACAGTTTTAATAACCATTGAAAACACGCCTATGCCTGAAAACACTGCAACGCCTATACCGATTGTGTATCCTATACAGAATAGTATAGATTACGAGTGCGTTACTTACTTCATCAGGCCGTGGGGCATAAAGAAAGTATCAAGATGCTGGCTACCACCCATCGCATTGACGCCAACGATGTGCGCTGATTGCGTGATATGGTGGCCTCCAATTCCACTGACACCACCATTTACAGTGATGCCAATACCAACAGGTACGCAGATATTCATACCGTGAATAGGAGAACATAGGGCGCATGGAAGCATTAATCCTAACGGGCGACCACCATACGAATAGTACGGTGGGGCTTTGCACGTCACGTGTAACCTTGGACGACGGCGGTACGTACACGCCTAACAAAACACAACGCTGGATGTGGGCATTCTGGAACGAGTGCTGGCAGGAGGCCAAAGCATTCACAGAAGAAGCTAGTAAAGTAACTTGGATAATCAACGGGGACATGGTAGACAAGGACAATAAGCAAAGAAGTTACCAGTACATAACCGGAAATCCTGCAACGATAGCCAACATGACGATAGACACCTTAGCACCTGGATTGGAAGTAGCCGACCAGGTGCTAGTCATTAGGGGAACTGAGGCGCATGTTGGTACGAATGCGAACATGGAAGAACTTGTAGCCGATGACATAATAGGAACTACGGTTATACGCAACAAGGAAAGTGGTACTGCATCATGGTATCACTATCGTGGTGTGCTGGAAGGATTGCGGATAGATGTAACACATCACACAACCATGGGTACACTACCTTGGAATGCTGCTAACGCCGCGAACAAGCTGGCTGCTGATGCATTTATGAATTACAGTTTGCTTGGACAGAAGCCACCTGGACTATTGGTTAGAAGCCATGTGCATAAGCACGCTGACAGCCATGACAACTATCCTGTAAGGGCATTGGTATTACCAGCCTGGCAGACGATGACAAGCTATGGAGTCAAGCTGAACCCTAACAGGATCAGCGACATTGGCATGATAATATTTCTGATTGACAATGGAAGTATTGTCGGTGAGAAAAAGATGATTGAGAAACTATCTCAGACTGTGAAGAATGTATGGACAAACCAACTGTAAAGCGTTTCTATTTTGATGGCGATAGATTTATCCGCGTGTTAATCTGGCCTACAATCGAAGAGATGCGAAGGGCTGTATGTCAAGATGATATTTTCGGATACTGGCATGGTAAGGACGTAAGAATAGACTACAAGGACATCTATCACGAACCGACTATACTGACTAAGCACGCTGGCGACATTCACTTGTATAAGGATGGCTATGGTGCGGGTGTGTTCGCGCATGAACTACAACACTTCCTTCAATCATGGTATACGATCATTGGCGAAGGGGATGATGAGTTCTGGCCTACGATAGCAGGCGAAATCACTAGCAAGTTTTGGGAGTGGCACTATGGACAAACCAACTGTAGATGAATTGATGCTGGACCTGCTGGCTGTGGTGAATGGTCCTAAGCGTGAACCAGGTGAGTACACGCCGGAAGAACTGGCTGAGGCTGAGGGGATAACGCCTGATATTATGGGTAAGAGATTGCTTGCTGCGTGTAGGGCAGGCAAGATAACGCGGCGCAAGATGGTGGTAGAAGGTAGGATACGCTACGTGTACAGGCTGGCGAAATGAGAAGCGCCGAGGCTTGGAGGCGACGGCGCTTTGTTCGTAGGTGGGTGCTGAGGTGTGTCAGGAAGAAGGCTAAGCGATCCTGATTATCTGTGCCACACTTCTTGTGTCATGTAAAGCATACGCTTCCACGACCACTTTAGTATCGTGTCGCTGTAGCGAAGCTGTATCCTGTACCAGTCGCTATAGGTCATAGCACTGCCTCCGGTAATTCCTGCAACGTCTTGATCGCGTCTGCTATTTCATCGTAACGGTCTTGCAACTTCAGGATATAAGCCTCTCCTGTGCCTGAAAACCTGACGATATTAATATCAACGGCAACTTTATTCAGTTCTGCTTCCATAATCTCAACGGCAATCTTCACGGCGTCACGAGTTTTCATATCATGCCTTGCTTCTTCAGTAGTTTATACTGTCTCTCTGTTAGCACCTGGTCAGGTGGCAGTCCAATCTCCTGCGCAAGTTCGGTGAATGCGTAGGCTACGTTATCAACGCCTGTATCATCCCACGACTGCATAATCTTATTCATTTTGCTGGTCAGTTCATCAGCATCAACTATCTTGATTCTTCTTACCCATGCCATCTTCGTTTCCCTTTCGTGAATATTCATCTGGATATAATGCGGCGTCTGCTTCAAGCACGATGTCCCAATACGCGCCTTCGTAGTCGCCATCCTTTGCAGGCTTGCAGGATATTTTGTCTAGTGCATCATAGAACCTTGATGCAATTACTTCTAGTTCTTCTCTTGATACGTTCTGCCATCTCATCGCTTCATCTCTCCCGTATACTTGACGCCGTTTATAATAATCTCGTTTAGTATCTCAGGCATTGCAGGCTGTGGCTGTGGCTGTGGTTCAGGCTGCGCTTGTCCGATGCCGTAGACGACCAGGTATGCAGGCTTGACGTAGTTCAGGTCAATGAACTTGGATTGCGCACCATACTTTGCGCCATCGCCTGTGCTAGTGTACTGCCATGCAAACCAATACTTCCAATCACGCGGTAACGCTGGTTCGTCTACGCCATAGTTAGCAACCCATAATGGCAGTTCCTCCCACCTATGGTATGGATCAATTCTGTTCCACTTCTCTTTGCTTGTGTAGATGGTTGGAAGTTTGCCTGTATTTTCTATAACCAATTGCACCAACATAGCCAGTGATTGCATGTTCTGTTTTGGTGTCAGTCCAGCAGTATCCTCAACGTCAAGTACGATTGGTTGTTTATACGCCTGATGATATGCCTTGCTAATATTTGTGAACTGATTTTCTGGTGAAACTAATGGACGCCAGAAGTGGTAGATTGCATAAGGTATATCTTGCATCTTGCATCCATTCACATTAGCCATGAATTGTGGATCAGTGTAGGTTGATCCTTCTGTTGCCTTGATGAATGCGAACTGAACGCCTGCGTTCTTTGCCTTGCGCCAATCCATGACGCCTTGCCAATGTGATACGTCTACTCCTAATAATGTTTCTGTCATTCGTCACGCTCCTTGTGGTTTTTAATAGCTTCAACAAAAGCATTTATGAAAGCCGGTAGCCATAATGGCAAAAGAACTAACCACCACGACCAATCTATCTGCCCTGTCATCTTCAGGTAGATGAATAATATTGTCAGCATGTCAGCAAAATTCGCACCTTTATAAATTATTTTGTCAGTACTCATTCGTCACTCTCCTATCAAATATCGAACATTCATCTTGCCGTTGTGATAGGCTGTAATCCACTGCTCAGGATACCCGCCTATGCTCATGAATATCTTGCCAGCTTCCTGCGAAATCTTGAAGCCGACCACTGGCACACGCGTTATATCAGGCACTACGCCTATCATCTTAGAGCCTAGTCTTGGCGCATCGTAGATGTTCAGCGCCTTGGTCGTCAAGGCGTAGGTGTCCATCGGGTGTGGCAGTTCGATGAAGTCATCCATCGTCGTCTCCATTTCCGTAAACCTCTCTAAGAGAATCTATAATCATTTTTTCTATCTCTTCCATTTCCTTTCTTATAGCGTCAGGATTCCTGTAGTTCTTAAGTTCGCGTTCAAGCAATCTAATCTGATAGCTCATATCTAGAAACTTGAATTTGTAATCTCTGACTATGTATGCTTCGATTAGTGCAATCACTGCCATCGCTATGAATGCGATTGCTAACACTGTAATCTTGTTTTCATCCATCCTACACTTTCACCTTTCTTGCGTCTATAATCTCTTGCGCCGCCTCACCACTCTCAATCTTCTTGGCTGTGTATCTTAGAATACGCCAGCCTAACAGTGATGCGGCATTGTACTTGTCAAGGTCGCCTTCGTATCCTTCACCTCGAACATGCCTGCCTCTTGAATACACTCCACCTTCGCACTCGATACCTAACATATCATCAGGATAAGCAAAGTCGAACCGCCACTTGCGCGATGGATGGAACTTGTATTCGCGTTCTGGTTCTGGTGCGCCTAGTGCTTTCAAGTGGTAGGCTAATGTATCTTCAAGATGACTCATCTCAACTCCTTGCCTAGACAAAATAGTATCTGTCCTGGCATTCACGCACAACGCGTAGGTATTCGTTGTGCCTTGGGTTCATGGGTCTGCACATCGGGTATATCATGTTCCTGCATTCTTCTCCGATGAACGGACAGCCGAAGCACTGCAAGCCTGCCAATGGACCCATGTAATATTGCATGTAGTATGTGTTCGTCCTGGTTTTATCATAGCTTTGTGTTTGTATTTGCACCGCCTCTCGTGGCGCACCTTTTTGTTTAGCCTGGCGTTCTAGTTCCTTCTGGCTCTTTCCTTTGCGTCGACACGCATCACTGCAATACCGTGGACGTATGCCGATTATCTTTCTTCCGTCCGACATGTGCATGTCGTATTCTTTTCCGCAGATTGCACATGTGTTTATCTTCACAGCACAAACTCCAAGATTGTATTGCAATACAAGCAGGTCAGGTATTCCATGCCAGCGCCTGTGCGTCTGTGATGCAATCGCATTGCCATGCAACGCGGACAGTGGTACACAATCAGTTCGCCTTCACGCTCTTGCCTTATCATCTTCCTCAGCCTCTTGTAGTACGACATTCCATGCCTCCTCGTTGTAAGTTATGAATGCTGCCATCTTGTTTGCCTTGTGCATCATCAGCCTGCAATCTGCACACTTCTTGCGGTGTTCGATGTACGCCTGCTTGTCGCTGTCATCCGATGTGGCGTACCACTTCATTGCCAATCGTTGCGCTACCTTGCACTTCATGTGACACCTGCCAACACCACGCCATCAAGATAGTATCTGCCAAGCGTGCTGCCAAAGCGTGACTTCGCCTCAGGTAGTTCCTTCTCGGGAACGTGTATCACCACCTTGCCATCGCTATCGTGACCACCGTACACCAGCAGGTTACGCCAGCGAATATCCTTCACGTGTTGTTCAAGGAACGTAGTCCACTTGGTGTCCACTTCGGGTTCGTCATCGTCCTCGTACTCCTCCTCATCGTCATAATCGTCAGGTAGTTTGTACCGCTCAGATAGTGGTTTGTTGGCGCTACCTTTCTTGCCACTGCGTATCATGTTGATCGTGTTGGTCACTGACCACGGTCCTGTAATGTTGTAGCCTTTGTCTTGCAATGCTTTGACCGCGCCTTTGACTTCATCTGGCGTGACGCCACTTGGTATCCACTTGCCTGTAATCTCATCGACTGCTTTGTGTCCTACCAACATAAGCTCGCTAATGCCGGACGCTTCCAGGAACGCATCGAACAGGATTCGGAACGGTTCATTACTTACTTCTTCTTCCTCTTCATCTTGTCTATTCTCATCTTGTCTTATCTCTTCTTCTCTCTTCTCATCTATAGCACTATCTAGTTTAGGTACATAGCCTGCTACATAGTCATCTATATAGCCACCATCCTTATCCCAATTGAAAGTTAGTATCTTATTTCCTTGTGCGTGATACTTTGCGCGGTCAATCCATCCTTTTGGCGCAATATGCTTTGAAGGATTTGACCAAGATGGCGATTGATACTTCCACCATTTAATAATTTGTATCAGTTTCTTTGTGCCGTCTACATAGCGCACTATCTTGTTGGCTACGTTCAGTTTGTGTAGTGCAGCTTCTACTTCTTTATCGGAAACATTATCGAACAGGAATACTTTAGCTCTTATTAGAGCAGGATTATCCATAAGTCTGCCTTGATCGTCTGCCACCGATGTAATCATACCTATCCAAAGTAGTCTTTCGAAGTAAGACAAGTTACCTACAAACTCATCTTCAAAGATGTCACTTGCTATCATTCTTCTGGATGCCATAAGCCTCCTTAAAGCATTCGCCCGCTTTCTACTTGATCGGCTAGGTGCTTAGGCTAGTTAGTAGAGAAGCGGGCGATTGCCTCCGATCATTCACAAACTAACCTAAGCACATCTATCTTACCACAATCCATGCGCCGTGTCAATCCTTTTGTGGTAATGCCATCAGCACGCAGGCTGCCACCAGCGCAACCATATAGATTATTTCCATCAGGTTAGTCAACATCGAGTCTATACCTTGCTTCCACCAGTGGCAGGTAGATGGTGAACATCCTTGGTCCTTCGTCGCTTGCCACTGCCATTGCCGGAATGGTATGCAGCAGGCACAGGATAATAACGATTAGTGCGATCAGTTTCTTCATGGCTTGTCCTTTCATTCGCTGTGTATAATTTTTAGCGAACCGATTTCGCCAACGATACCAGGAAGCATATCGTCAACCGCTTTCCATTCGTCTGGAACATCTGATGATTTCAGTATCTTCTTGTAGTCTGGTATGCTATCTAAGCGTGCCGTGTACAATCCACATTCCACGCATTCAGTAGTTGTGCCATCAAGTGTGCGCATTGTCATCATAGTAACAATGTGGCTGGTTATCTTCTTGCAGTTGTTACAGTACATATCGTGGTCAATTATTACCATGTCAATCCTTTCATTCGCTAATCTCTTGTGCGGGTACTATCGCAGTATAGTTTGTGTCACGCAAGTGTCGCATTGTGATGACTACGTGACACAGGATGCAACTTTGTGACTGATTTAGTCTTACATACTTTCGATAATAGATTGAATAGTGAGAATTAAAATTGCTGTTAGAACACCCAGTGCAACAATATGCGGGGCCTTTTCAATAATTACAGCTGCCCATAATGCCAATATGTATATGAAAGTTATAAATATCACTGTAATAATTTTTATAACTTTCATATAAACCTTCTTTCTACTTCGTCATTGGATGCAACTTGTAACTTAGAAAATCTAAATGTCTTTGTATCTCCATGTGTGTACATGATGATGCAATCCTCTTTCCTGTCTCTGTGCATGGAGCGGTGACGATTGATGCCAAGATAGTGGAAATATTTGTCGCAGGTATAGCAATAGCAATTTTTTCTAGTTGTGACTGTCATGTATTAATTCTCCTATTCTTTGCGCATGATAGCGGCGTCATGTGTACCACACGTTAGGATTAACCTAACATCCAGTTCAGCAAATAACCACGCAATCTATTATGTTTGTATATTCTTTCCAAAAAACTGGATCATCAAGAATGTCATCTTCCCGAGCTGTCCATCTATACTCGCCAGAGTTTACACCAAGCCTCTCTCGTCTAACGTCTATCCGTGTCGGTAGCGCATCACATGTGGCAACCGGCAGGTCACGATCAAACTTTGAGAGCTTGTCAATCAGCTCGCCAACTGTTGTGTACTCCAGTTTGTTGTCCATGTTATCGATGTCCGTATCTTTTATCTTTCCATACGATGTAGTCCATGTTGTTAGGCAATATCGGTATCCTGAACCAAGCAAATATTGGCGCGAACGTCAATACATCGTCAGGATAAACGAACTCCCATTCACCGTTGTCTGTTCTCCTGGCAAGCGACACTTCGTCTCCGTCCGTTACCACAACATCTTCGTCGGGCGGTGGTAATACATCTTCAACAAATGTCCATTCTGTACTCATCTCTTTTATCCTTTCTCTAATAAGGTGGGGTCAAACTGTTTTGATGCAACGGGCAAACTTGCGTAGTGCCACAAGTGCATTGCTGATATGTCTCAGGCCACGTATCGGGCCACGATAAGCTGGTACTTGCGCGCAACCTATCAATTTCATTGCATAGCTGAAGAATAACGAAATCATTAGCGTACTTCCAATACTCTTTGTTGTTTATTGCCTTGCGTATTTCTTCTGTGTCGATCATTGGTTTGCTCCTTTACCATCCCAGCCAACCGAACCGCTGGCCGAGGCGAAACTTGATCCGCGTCCACAGGCTAGGCTTGTCCATTGGAATTGTATGGTGTTCAAATTCGTATCTTTGAATAGCAAGACATATCACATCAAGCTTGGCATCCAGTTTTTCCCATTTAGGCATAAGCTTGTTTTTATGTTTCAGCGCCTGCCTGTACTCATCTTCCGTTTCGATTTTCATGGCGTCACCTCTTCTGCATCCTTGCAATTGCCGCAGTAGTCACACTGCGGATCAACTCGCATAAGAAAACCTCCGTCTCCACCAAACGCCCATCCGACTGCATAAGCCCAACACCAGCGATGGCGGATGTAGTTTATCTTCCAAAGTTGTGTCACTATCCAAATTTTCATGGCTCATCCTCAACTTGCTTGAATATAAGAGTAAGTTCAAATTGCTTACCATCATTATCCGTATAATGTGCTACATAATGATATACACTGTTGAAACCCATGAACGTCGCTACAATTTTAGCAATGTCATCTAGCAAAACTTTTATTTCTTGGTCTTCCATCTCTTATCCTTCCTTGTGCGTATCCATCGGTACGCCGGTCATCGTATCTGCAATCATACCTAACGCATAGCAGATTGCAAAATAAATTGCGAACAACAACACGCCAGCGATGCAGGTGAATAGGATCATGGCTGTGCCTTGTCGTTCGTGTTGGCGTTTAGTCCATGCACGGGACAATCAATGTCTATCGCCACCAGAGGAGGATGGCGTCTTCTTCCGACCGTCCGTCTGGACCGGTTGCGCCACAATCGCACTTTACGTAGCCAACAAATTCTTTATACGCTATGTTCTCAAACACTACCGCTATCGCCGATCCACAATACGGACACTCTTTGATTTGCTCCATGTTACTCATCCTTTCTTGTTATCTTTGTCATTTCCTATAATCCATTTATCGCCTCTTCTCTCAACCGTGAGACAATTAGGATCAATACCCTCAACTCTTTTTACAAACTCTTCTGCCGCAATTCTCTTGATATTACCAATGGTTGTTACAATCATTTCAGCTTCAACTCTATTGCTTTCCTTTTCTGTTTCAGGCAAGTCCGCGTAGTCTGTATGCATTTGACGCTTCCACCTAGATACCGCCCATTCTGGTACTGTTACTGTTCCGTCTGGATTATCTGTTGCCTCGTTGAATAGATACCGCATCCATCCAGACCATGCTTTGTGTGCATATTCTGCCAATGGCTCTATTACTTTAGGATCATTCATGTTGCTCATCCTTTCACGATTGGTAATCATTTATACTAATTCCGAAACAAGTATCATTCCGTCGCGTCAATGTGTACTGGTGTACACTGTTGCGCTAACACGGATTGATTGCCGTTTCGTCTGTGTGATTGCGTTTCGGTACGTATATTTCAACCGCGCTGTTCTTAAAGTCAACAAATGTTTTTCCTTTGTGCGATGCGAATAGGGTATTAAGCATTTTTATTCTCGTCTCGTTTGCCCAATACTCACGCCGTTTGAAGTCTCTTATAATCTCGAATTTTGGATAGTATGCGTTACCTGTCAACTTAACTCTTACTATTCTGCCTTCCATCGCTCCTCCAATCTGATGCCTGGATGTCCGTTACCCGACGGGCGCACATCGGTTAGGATGCGCTACACCCAGGCTATTATCATCTGCGGCAGTCGTCCCAAAACAAGAAGATGATTTTGCGCATACCGTACTGCCGCTTACGGTTCGCGTGTTTGCCAGGTGCGGGGCATACGCCTCTACGCGTGCCTGGTCATTCGCTGCGGGGGAATTCGCATCCTGTCCTTGGTGGCGGTCCGTCTAGTTGCGCATGGATCAGCAGTAGGAGTGCAGCCGCCTTGTGTACCATGCGCCGCAGCGTAATCTCGGAATAAACTCGTAATTCCTAGTTCATTGCCCACCAAGGTGGCATGACAAAGTGCTGGTTCACGCTGCCTTGTCCCTTGTCGCCGCGCTGTTTGTCACCACCTGCCATGACATCGAATGTCATTACAAATGTGATTGCCAGTACAACCAAGATGATAATGATTAGTCGTTTCATGTCCTATCTCCTTCGTCTACAAGTTCTAAGTTGATTGTGATGCGATAGCATTTACCTTCTGGTGCGTCAACGTAGTCAACTTCATCAATGTAACTTGTGTGTGCTGACGTTCCTTCCGATTGCATGATGCGCAACAACGCAACGCTTAGGTCATGTAATACTTGCAAGTCTAATATGTCTTTCATCTTGTCTCCTTATCATAGATTAGTTTGGTAAACGGATCGCCAGCGAACTGGCGTTCCGCTTGCTTCCAGAACAGTTCTGGTATCTTGTGCATGTACACCACCTGCTGGTAAGCACGGACAAACATGATGCCGATGCCTAGTCTGTCCACTTCGATCAGTCCGTTGCAATGTGGACAGTTTATAGCTAGTTCGTGGTTGTCCTGATAGTCTATTGCCTTGTCACAGTGCGGACACTTCTTGTTCATCGGTTTGCATCCTTGCAAATTCTTCACATGCTTCTAATACTTCTGGTAACACAAGGTCATCAGTCCATTCAATTTCGCGATTGTTTCTAAACATCTCATCATAAAATGGTCTATCTTGCCAGTGACTATAGTCCCAACCAAAGTATAGGCTTCCTGTGCTACCTTCTACTTCACCTTCCCACCATTTTGTTCCCTTGTAAGTCAGTCCACCATGCACATCAAGACCAACATCATCGTATTCAGAATCAAGGTACGGACTACCTTCCGGTATGCGGATGTATGCGACAACGGATACAGGTCCACACACTATGTAGTATTCAATGCCAGAATGTTTACCATGTTGTAGTACGGTTCCTGTTTTTGTGTTTACTAACTCATTCCATTCCATCTTCTTTATCCCTTTCGTTTGTGTGTTCTCCCTTTGGTCCAGCCCGTACCACGCGGGCTGAACCGTAAGGAGGAGAGAACATGCCGCGTGTTTTGTCGGATGCGCAGCCCCCGAAGTAGTCTATTGTGCTACTAATCCCTCGGACGCCTTGCTTGCAGCATCGTCGGGCTTGTCGCCCATGTCGCGCCATGCTCGGTACATCTTGCCCCACTTGATTAGTGCATCACGGTTAGATTTCAACTCGTCTGGAACATGCGAGTTCAGTAAACCAGTGGCAGCAAATTCATTATCACAGATGCCCTCAGATACAAGGGTAGCAACCGCATTGAATGACTGTTGCTCTTGTTCTACATCTCTTGACCTTGCATCTATGACATCGGATAGGTCAATGCTTTCTTCTTGTTCTTCAGGTTCTTTGTCATGTTCGATAGCAGTCTGCATCTGAATTGACATGATCCCATACTTGCTAATCAGTTCTTTCAGTACGGTTTTCTTTGCCATCTTGTCAAAGTCTGATGTCCAGGGTGATGACTGATTACCCCAAGATTTTGAATATTTCTTGGCATGTGCTTCAATCTCACTCTTGTATTTAAGCAGGTACTTCTCGAACCCATTCAGTAACCGGAAGTATGCAACATATCCTTTGACTTGATCGGATACACGCTTGCCATTTAAGATTACCTTGCCTGTCAGTCTATCCTCTTTTATCTCTTCGCCTTCGTAGATTTCAACCACGTTGATAGTCTCATATTGTCCCGAGCGTAACGCTAATTGAATGTAGCCTCGGTATCCAAGTTGAAAGCGTGCCACCTTCTGACCTTTGACATTGTAAGGAATGATCCAGGAGAACCCAAGGTTCGGGTCTACTGGCAGGTCCAAGGCGGCGGCGGTTAGTGCGCTTGTCATAATACTGTTCGGATCCGCCTGCGATAGGTTGTCATTCAGGTAAACAGTGTTTAATACTGATGTCAAGAAACCCTGTGCCTTCTGACCTAATACTTCTTGAAATCTATTCTTGATTTCTTCAGTTGAAATCATTTTCTTTAGTTGCTGGTAGGGTGTGATTGCATTTGTAGCCATCGGATTGTTTCCTTTCTAGAAACCTAACTCATCTAATATTTGTTGTTCAGTTCTGCGTTCTAACTCTTCGCCTTTGCGCTGGTATGTAGCAGTCTGGTTTACTTCTTGAATTTCTTCTACTCTTTTCCTACTGATATGGTTGTGCGAATAGATGAGACTGTCACATTCAGGACAATAGGCATTGTACTTGCCGGTATCATGGTTAAAACGCTTAGTAAGTATTCCAAAGCATAATGCGCAGTTGTTTCCTTTGGTAAATTGGTGAACATCAGATAGGTTGTCGAATGACAACGGCTCTAATAATCCATGTCCTAACAGCCAATCATCGCCTATCATTTCAGCCATTTCCATTCTGATAATGTCACTCATTCGCCTGCCTCCATGCATCATAGTACGCCTGTTGACATCGGACTGCTTCGGCGCGCTGCTTGTCAATCATCTCATGCGTTACTTCATCGGTTGTGATGCCTGCGTACCAGTCGTAACGCTTCTCAATCAGGTGATCGTAGTCCAACCACCCTTTCTGCATCTGATACTCTAGCTCCATCAGGTTATCCGGCTTCGGATTATGGCTCGGCTTCTGGTCATGCCATGTGGTGTATTCTATTCCGTCCATGTCAACCTCCAGGCATACAAGGCTTGATGCCATTGATAGGATTACGTCTGATAGTGAATGAACTTGTGCTGCCATCGTATTGATACACAGATACAATCCAGTTCTCAGTGTATGCTGCCATCGGTGGGCATTCCGGCGAACCATAGCCATCGTCGAACTCTTTTTTAAGCCAAGGCATAGCTTCTTCAAGTGTCATAACTACGCCAGCCGGCGGGTGCTTATCTTCAAGATATCTGTAGGCATATACCTCGCCAAAGATAACGGCGGTTACTTCTTCGTCAGTCTCTTCTCTTATCCAGTCAATTAGTTTAGCCATCGGATCAACTCCATTTGATTAGTGATGCAAGTCCTAAGGTTATGCAGACTATTAGGACGGCGGCGGTAGCCAGCCAGTCAAGGTATGCTTGAACAAACATTGCGCGGCCTGCTGGTTCAAGCATAAGCACGACCATAACTACCAGCGCACACGCTGCCAAGATGCAGCCGATAATAAAATTGCCTGCGTTCATGTTACTTATCCTTTCTGATTACATCCATCCATATTCTTGTATTGATTCCTGTGTGTTCGGATAGGTCCAACTCATAAGGCTTGTATGCTATCCGTCTGATCGTTAGAAACAGGTTACATCCAAAGTGTACACGTGTCTGGAAGTCATCGCGCCTGGTCAGATTGACAATGTTATATTTCATCCTGCTGGTCAGTCTTGTCATGTAAACTTCTTCGTTATCCTGATTGTAGACTGTCAGTAGTTCGGACGTTACCACCATGTACATGTGTCACTTGCCTTTCTGTGTCAGTTCCTTTAGCATACTGTGATATAGCATATTAATTGCATATCGGATGACGCTTGATAGTCCAGCATTTGACGCGCCTTGTGAATAATAGGCGATCAGTTCTTGCAATTGATTGTATTGGCTATCCGTTATATAGATAGTGATAGCCTTCGGTTTAGTTCGGATTGCTTTTGTCATGTGATTAGTTTCCTTTCTGTGTGGTATGCCTTATTGTAGCATACCACACAATCGTTGTCAAGTTGTTTATGAGAAGTGAAATGCACGGTCGGATAGATTGAATGTCATTGAGTTGTCGTATGTTTCACCGTCATCATAATGTACCTGATAAGTACCATCATGGTTGTCGGTTACATAAGCCCAACTATTTACAATCTCTTTGCCCCAAGACCAGGAAGCAATAACGGTTTTTACTTTCATAAGTTCCTTTGCTTTCATGATGATACCTTTCCGCCTGGTTTACCCGCCAGGCTCGGGATAGGGGGGTTATGATTTGATTGCGTCAATGCCTGCTAAGAATGCTTGCATCTGATAGTACAATTCACGCTTCGAAACGTAACCGCTTGTGATAGATCGAATGCCGCCGCCGTCGGATACAATTTGCTCTAATTTGCAACCGCCGTAAGCATAGCTGATTACATATGTTCCGATATTGTAGGTGCGCTTACCATCGTCGCCGCGTGTTACTGCTTCAAGTTTGTTGCCAGTCGCGCGGTTGATACGGTTTACTGTTGCTTCTAAGTCTGATTGATTAATTCTGTTAGTCATCTCACACATCCTTTACTTTACTATTGCCGCGATACCTGCGGCTATAAATACCAGGCAAGCAACGATTCGGAATGGTTGTGGCGTGCTTGCGATTATGATTAAGGCTATCAAGACTATGATTAGTTTCATGCTGCCTCTCTTCTGTTCTGTTGTTTGTGGTATGCTTAGATTATACACTATTGTCTATGCTTGTCAAGTACTTTCAGCCTCATTAATCTAACTATTATTCTACGTTCTAGTTATTAATCCTGTGTTCTAGTTATGCTTGCACTGGTATAATACTGGTATGGATAACACAACTAACAAGGTAAGAGCCGTTGAAATTGACGGTGAAATTTGGTCAATCAAGACTAACGTTGACGGAGCAATCATGCTAGTGTTACGCTTGCAGGAAACGTGCAGCCTGCAAGCGGGCCAGCTGTTACAATGGCACAAGGCATACATCCGCGCTGTCATAGAACTTATTGACGATGGAAATTGATACTAGCATGATATAATCCGCGTATCTCTTTTATGTAATTTGTATGACATTTATCTTATAATCGCGAAAGATTGTACAACTATGCAAAGCGAACTCCAGTCACAACTAACCTATATAAAATCCATAGACCCTGACCAACATGCTTTTATCTATTATCGTTCTATGCTTCCTACCAATGAAGCAGCACTGAAAGAAGTAGGACTTTCCAACACGTGGTTATGGCGATTGCCTAACAAAAGCGAACTGGAAAGCTTAGCTATGGAATTGCGACACGATAGACTATTGCAAGCTAGCATGGCATTGCAGGAAGCAACGATGGATGCGGTAAGGGTTATGGTTGACGATTTGAAGTCACATGATAAGAAGCTTCGCCAGTCTGCAGCTAAGGACATACTTGATCGCGTTGGCTTGCGTGCTCCTGACAAAACACAAGTGGAAGTAATGGCTAGCGTGGCCGTGCGCGCATTGGATGATGTGCTTACAGAGGTTTATGGCAAGGTGGAAGTGCCGGCACTGGTAGATGTGGTTGATAGCGTGATAGTGGATGAAATGGATAGTGATAGTGGCAGTTGATAGGTTTTGATAGAACTGGTCATACCAGTTGATAGGAGGTTGGCATGAAAGATTGGCATAAAACAGTATACGCAAAAAAGGAATACACTACGATGAACGTCAATATGTGGCGTGATACCAGGAACAGAATAATCGAACGCGATAAGTTTACATGCCAGCGATGCAAGAAGCATCACAGAACGCATACTGGATTATCAGCTCATCACATAGTGCCGCGTGCCATTGGCGGCCAGGACGATGACGATAACCTAATAACGCTATGTAACAAATGCCATGATTGGATTGAACTGCGTGATTTTCGTACTGCAATCGATATAATCGAAAGTGGAATACCTGAAAGCAAACAATCAAAGACACCAGTACGCCAGGTAAGAGAAGAGACGTTCAGCCGGCCAGATTGGCATAAATACGTCTATGGTGGACAAAAGAGAAAATAGGAACGGCCGTCCATAAAACGCCTATAACACGCCTTAGAACGCCAAATAGATGCCTTAGAATGGATTGTAGATGTGTAGTGTATATGTAAAAATGTAGGAGCGACACAATGACTAGGGTAGTTGGCTTTTTAGGGTGCTGCATTGTTCCCCATGGGTACATTCTCGCGAAAATTTTTGCACTTCACAGATATGGATAACAGGCTGATGGTGTCACGCAGGTGTCACGGGTGACAGGGTAAAGGGTGTCACGAGTGACTCACGCTTCTAGAGAAGAGAAGAGAAGAGAAGAGAAGAATAAGATAAAGAGAAGAGGAAAGAAGAAATGGATTGGTGCTACGTAGGTTGCTATGTAGTTGGCTAGGTAGGTTGCTAAGTAGTGCTATAGATAAGATAAGAAGAGAAGAGAAGAGATAAGAATAGATAAGATGAGATGGAAGGATGATACGATGTCGAACGAAATCATAAGCAGCTTGTTGGTGGTGCTGTTGGTGTGGTTGCTAGCTGTTGTGCTTGAGAGTGAATGACGTGGTAGGCTTTTGAAGATGGTGAATGAAGGTGTGTTGCGGAAAATTTTTTTACTGTAGAAATGAATGATTACGGTAATGAAATATATAATTGCAGTAATGGTAATGATTGCATATTCCTTTGTCCGGAGTAAGTCTGGAGTAAGTCAAGAGTTACGCAAGAGTAAGTCAGGAGTTAGTCAGGAGAAGGTTTATATAGCATGAATATTGAATACTGAATATTGAATACTGAATCTGCATTTGAATAATGTATAATGCATTTAGGTTATACGCATAAGGTAGTGGAAAGGCAGGTGGTAGCGTGAAGGTATTAGTTGCATGTGAATTTTCTGGTAGGGTGCGTGATGCGTTTCTGGCGTCAGGACATGAAGCGATGAGTTGCGACTTGTTGGCAACGGAAGTAGAAGGGCCGCATTATCAGGGGGATATAAGAGATGTGATAGGTGATGGATGGGACATAATGATAGCGCATCCGCCGTGTACGCATTTAGCGGTTAGTGGTGCGCGATACTTTGCAGAAAAGAAACTTGATAGCAGGCAGCAGGAGGCAATTGATTTCTTTATGATGCTTGCGAATGCAGATATAGAAAAGATAGCGATAGAAAATCCAATAAGCATAATGTCTACGAAGTGGCGTAAACCGGATCAGATTATTCAGCCTTATATGTTTGGACATGGTGAGACAAAGGCAACGTGTTTATGGTTGAAGAACTTACCGAAACTAATACCAACTGATATGGTTGATGGGCGTGAAAACAGAATACACAGAATGCCGCCTGGTAAGGACAGATGGAAGAACAGGTCACGAACGTTTGAAGGCATAGCGAAAGCAATGGCAGAACAATGGGGTAATGTGTAATGGCAAGAGTTAGCAAAGCGGAACAGGAGAAGACGAAGGCGGCGTTGTTGGAATTGGTGAAGCAGGCAGCAGAAGCGGGGATGCCGAAGGAACAGATAGCCACTTTTGTGAAGGCTGATTATGCGCCGTTGCCTTGGCAGATGAAGTACCACACGCAAGCTAGATTAGCGGATGTGGATGATGGTCCGTTCTGGATAGGTCTAGGTGGTGCGCGTGGTCCTGGTAAAAGCCATACGACAATGGCACAGTTAGGATTGGATGATTGTCAAAGGGCGCCAGGATTGAAGGCGTTGTTCTTGCGCAAGACGAAGATGTCTGCTAGTGAAAGTTTGGATGACTTGGTAAGGCGTGTGTTTCACGGGATAAAGTACGATTACACGCCAAGTCAGGGGAAGGTTACGTTTCCGAATGGAAGTAGGATATTGATAGGTGGTTATCAGAACGAAGCTGACATTGAAAAGTATATTGGTATCGAATACGAAGTGGTTGGCATTGAAGAAGCCACACAGATTGGGTACGACAAGATTGAAAAGTTCAGGGGCAGTGTAAGAACAAGTAGGGCTGACTGGCGTCCTAGAATTTACTTGACAACTAATCCTGGTGGAATTGGACATAGCTGGTTCAAGAAGTATCTGGTTGAAGGCAGGGTAATGTTGGGGAATAACACTACGTTTATACCTTCAACGTATCGTGACAATCCATTTCTTACGAAAGATTATATTGATTACTTGGAAGCCATACCAGGGCAGCTTGGGCGGGCGTGGCGTGATGGTGACTTTGACGTGTTCGCTGGCCAAGCGTTTCCGCAGTTCGATGCAAGCAAGCACGTTGTATCGCCGTTTCAGATACCGGACAACTGGTATCGGTGGCGTGGCATTGACGAAGGTTACACAGCACCTTGGTGTTGCTTGTGGGCTGCGCGTGATCCAGATACCAGACGGATTTATATTTATCGGGAAGCGTATGCCAAGCAGTTGACGATAAGACAGCAGGCGGAACGTATCAAGGATATGACGCTTGAGAATGAGTTCATTGGCATGACGTATGCTGATCCGGCTATGTGGACGCAAAAGAACATGGAGGGTATAATCAGTTCAAGCGCCGATGAATATATGCGCAATGGTATTCCCTTGACGAAAGCAGATAACAAGCGCATTGCCGGTAAGCGCAAGATAGATGGACTATTGTCTAGTAAACCTGACGGACTACCTGGAATTATAATCTTCTCTAACTGTGTGAACCTGATTGAACAGTTGGAGAATATTCCGGTTGATCCAAACAGACCAGAAGATGTTGACACAGACGCCGATGACCATGCGGTCGACTCATTAAAATATTTATGTACTAACGTGGAAGCTGGCGTAAGCGTGGAAGAAAACAAGTTACGCAACAAGAGACATCCAGCGATGGATATTGGGATATTCTGAGGAGGTGATTGGTGGTAGATAGCATAGAAGTTATTATGTCGAAGGCTGAGGAGTTAAAGTCACGCTATGCTGATCGTGATGCATTGTATGACGAACTTGAACAGATGACATTCCTTGATTGGGCTGAGAAAGCGTCTACACAGGCGAAAGCGCCTAACGTAAAGATTACTATTTCACCTGATGCGCGCAATCAGTTCTTGGCGGCTGTCCAGCTAATGTCTGCTACTGAACCTAAGTTCCGTGTTCCGGAAGCAAAGAACATGGTAGGAGACGAAAGCCAGATTGAAAAGTTTGTTCAGGCATTGTGGACTGAATCAAACAAGATTGCAGGCACTAGCCTACTGTATGACTTGATATTCAGCGCCATGCTGTACGGTGAAAGCCACTTGGCTGTCACGGATATGAATGATTATGTGGGCTATTTCAAGAAGCGTGGCAAGGCGTATGAACGCAGGGCGAAACGGGCAGCTAGTAAAAGTCCGTTTATGTTCAAGGCATTCAATCCGCATGAGTGCTATACAGACTTTGATGACCTTGGTTTGACTTCACACTACCGCAGGGTTGAGGCAACCGCTAAGAAAGTGGCTGGTGAATGGGGTCAGGCTGGTATCAAAGCCACAAAAGACATGCAGGACCAGGACAAAATCACTTATAACGAGTGGTGGGACTTGGAAAAGCACTGTGTTTGGTTGGATGAAGGCAAGGTTGTCTTAGATATTGAACACGATTTGCCATTTATACCGATTGAAACGGCTATTACGGACGGTTCGCAGAAGCTATTTAGCAAAATCAGCTATCAAAGACAGCCATTCTTGTACGGTGTGGCTAAGTCTGGCCTGTGGGACAGGCAAAACCTGACACTTAGCGCCTTATATACGCTGATTTTCGCAGTAGGTTTCAGTCCATTGTTCGCATATACCAGAAATCAGCCTGGTAAAGAGCTTGAAGTGGACTTTAGCAAGCCGTTCAACGTCATAAACCTGGACCAGGGCGAAGGATTGTCGTCATTGGCACGCAATTTGATTGATCCGGCTGTCATGGAAGGCATGAATATCGCTAATTCCTTGGTTGAGGACAGCACAATCTACCGAACAGCACGTGGCCAGACCGTTGGCGCTAATGCAGCCTACTCAACACACGCATTATTGACGCAGGCAGGCAGGTTGCCACTGATTACGCCACAAAGACGCATAGAATGGCTGCTTAGTCAGACTATGGAGAAGTGTATGGAGCGTTTGGCTGATGGTGCTGGTACTAATTCAGCTATTGAACGAATGTTGGACGGTGTTGAACTGAGTACGGATACCAATATAGAAACGGCATTGGATGTTAGACTTCCGCAAGATAAATTGCAGGCTGCTAACATAGCGACTAGCCTGAAAGCGGCTGGAATTGTGAGTGACGAATGGATTATGAGCGGATTGTTGCAGATTGAACAGCCTGAGGATATGCGCAAACAGATAATGCGTGAACGATTTGTCGAATTGCAGTTCCAGCAGTTCGTTCAGAAGATGGCACAGCAAGAACAGATGGCAATGCAACAACAACAGATGCAAATGGCGCAGGCACAGCAAGCGCAAGCACAACCACAAGCGGCTACCATGCAACGTGAAGCGCAGATGGCTGGTGGTGCGCAACCAGGAATGGAACAACAGCCTACGCAAGATGAAATGATGGCAGCCATGATGCAGCAAGGAGGTATGATGGGATGATAACAATTGCAGATGCAGAAGATGCCTATCTATACGCTGATGCTGAGGTGAAACAGGTGATGGATGAAGTGTTGTACGCATGGTACAAACCGTTAGCGCGATCCTTTGTAGGATTGGCGGCGGCAAACTTGCGACCAGAACAGATAAAGGGGATACCGGAAGGTGGCATAAACAGGATTATTGATTTTGCGATAGGAGGTAAATAATGGCAACGAAACCTTATAACCCATTCAAGAACGGACCGTTTAGATATTCAGGACAGGGGGCGCAATCAACGTATAAACCGCCTGTTCAAAGATTTTCAAACAATCAAGACCCTTGGTTTTCTATGTATGGTCCAATGAACATTCCACAACCTGACCCATACTTTCTTAGATGGCAGCAGAATAATCCTGAACCTGTGATGCCGCCACCACAACCTACCAACCTTGGTACGGGTGGTGTTCCTACAGGAACAATTCCAGGGATACCTTCGCTAAATCCTGTTCAGTATGGACCGCCACAAGCGCCACAATATGCGCCAACCAACACTGGTGGTGGAACGCCTGGTAATCCAAACTATGATTATTGGTACGACCTACAACAGAATCAGGAGACGTGGACACCTGAACAACAGGCGCAATACTTGGCTGCATTCTACGGACAGAAGGACGAACAAGGCAATCTTACTGGCGTAGGCAATCCACGATGGGGTGATCCTTACCAGGTAATGCCATACTGGAAGTACCAACAGCCTACTTGGATTGGTGGACGCACTGGCGGTGGTTCGTCTATGGGTAGTGGGCGTATGTCAGGACGATACTACATTCCAGAACAACAGGTTTACAAGACGCCAGGCGGTAAGCCAAGGGCGAGCCGTGATGGATACAAGGACGCACTAGGAATACCGGAAGATGAGGAAGTAGATGGCGATAACGTAGCGCCAATGTGGACGGGACAGCTAGTAAACTGGAGAACCTAACAAGTGGCAAACAACTATTCTGCATGGCAGAATCGTGTACTACCTAGCGTAAAACAAAATCCTGTTAGGGCTGCTGTAGAAGATTTAATCTACCAGGATAAGAGTAGCGATTACAGTTACCAAGGTGGTGCAAAACAATACGACCAAAAGTCTGACTACTGGCTACAGCCTTCCAATGTAGCCAGTTATTACAATCAGATACAGAACAATCAGTACACAGATTGGATGGATGACAGCTTTGTCAACTTCATCGAACAGGCGTATGGTCTGTATGAGATTGCAAACGATGGCGCGAATTGGGAAGAGTGGAAGCCATTGCAGTTGGACGATCCAGCCAGACAGTTCTTGGGTTCATTCGGCGCGCCACCTGAAGAATTGCCAGAGGTTACGGCTAGTGAATATCCAACAGTAACACAGCAAAACTATACTACGGGTGGATTGACACAGGCTGAATGGGATGCATTGCCTTGGACGCAGCGCGCCTTGTATGGGATATTCTCATCTCCTAAAAGTGCAGGTGCGGCTATTGGTGGTATCGCTGGTATTCCTGGTGGTCCTGGTGGTATTGCTGCTGGCGCTGGATTGGGTGCTGGATTGGGTTCGCTTGCTGATAAGTTTCCTTGGCTATCTGGTGCATTCGATAAGCTGGACATATTAGCGGAAGGCGTTGAGCGGTTCGTTGGTACGGCTAGTCTGCTTACAGGTGGTGATGTAAAGACGTTTGAAGATTTGGACGCAGCCTGGAAAGCCGGACATCTTGCGTATGACGTTGCGCGTGTGGCTGATAAGCAGATGATTGACTTACTGAAAGAACAAGAGACAGTCACATGGACGGAAGAAGAATTGTTGTACGATGCTTATACCAGGATACGTAGTGGCGAAGATGTTGACAAGGTATACGAAGATATTCAAGCGCAGGTAGGCTTTAGCGGACAGATGCGCGACTTGATGGGTCATATCGTATTCGATCCATTGAACTTGGCAGGTATTGGTATCGCTAAAGGTGTTGGCGCATTGGCTAAACTTGGCGTGGCTGCTGGTTTTTTGAGTGATGCGTACAAGGCATTGGGTCAAGCGGCTGATGTTGCCAAAGGTCCTGTTGACTTGTTGAAGAAAACAAGAATTGCAATGGGCGCATTGCCAGAAAGCCAGGCTCAACAACTAGGTAAACTAGGTAAATGGGTAGGCGGGTTTACGCCTGAAGGTAAAAGCAAACTATTTGAACCATACGTAGCGCCAACAGGCGTGAAGGGTGCAGCTAACTATTTGGGCGGCGCTATTGCTGGCGGTTCGCTACCGGCTGTGATTGGTGGTGGATTGTTCGGATTGCCAGGTGCATTGATTATGGGGGGATTGGGTAGCCTGTATGGTGGTAAGAAAGGTTTCCTGTATCTTACTAACCTAACACCTGCTGCACGTGCATTGGAATCAATTGATATAGTCAATCGTAACATTGCCAATATGGTTGGAACACATACCAGGATTGACGGTAAGTACGACTTTGATTTGATCGTAAAATACACAAAGACATTTGCCAACAATCCACATGAATTAGCAGAAATATTATCTATGCGTTCTTTGGAAACACCAGAAGCCGCGGCTGTGCCAATGGCATTGAAGTCTATCGGAAGCAAGTTAGACAATCATCTGAAAATATGGAAAACTAACGAAACGTCACGTGTGATGCTGGATAACATATCACGTGCATTGTTTGGTAAGCTGGATGACGCCAAGCGTATGGATGAAATGTTGGATGCGCTAAGGGATACGGCTAGAAAGACAGCCAAAGATAGGGTTGGTGCAAAGCCTGACGTTACGAAGATGGATGTATTGTTCAATCGCATTGATGATGCAATCAGGAAATCTGGTAACGATGAACTGATAAAGTCTTTGGACGATGGAACTTTGAACCAAGATAGTCTGTCTAAAGTATTTGATAGTTTTGTCAAGGATGGTAACGCTGTATCTGAAGACGCGTGGTTAGCGCAATACTACGGCATGGTCATGGAAGATACGGCTAATTGGGCGTCTAAGTGGTTCAATGTTCAGCCTGATCCTGCAATCATACGAATGTCAACCATGCTGAAGAACGCACAGTCATGGGCGTTACTAGGATTGAATCCTAACTACTTGGTGAATAACTTCGTCAACAACATGGTGACGATGGCTACGGATGGCGCATTAGGTTTCAGGTCGCAAGGCGCTATTGATACATTCTGGAAACGTGTCGGGGTTGAACCGCCAAGATTGCGCCAGGGTGTTGGCGCTATTGATACCGTTCAGGATGCCAATAGGATTATATCGGACGCCACAAAGGTAGGCGATACGATAGATAAGGTTAGTGACGTTGCCAGTAAAGGTTCAAAGAAAATTGGTATCTTTGGTAGGTGGTCACAAAGCATGGAAGGTTGGTCATCGGCGCAAGCCTTTACCAGTGGTTTCAAACAGTCATGGTCTAAACTGTGGAAGCCTGGTTCTGGTTTTGATCGTTTGCCAATGTCATTGCAGGATGCATTAGGTCCACAAATGACGGACTATATTCATAGTGCAATCCGAAATGGGATGAATAAGGCTGAAATTGAAGATGCCTTGTGGTCTGGCTACGCACGCAAACACTTTGATGACTTAGTCCCTATCGCTGCTGAACGTGCAGGACTAAAGCCTGAAATGGCACGGGATATATTTCACAAGCTAGGTATAGATGACTTCTTGAATGACAACTTGAAGGGTGACATATCGAATGATGATGTTGTCAAGGTTGTTGGGGAAGCCATGAAGATGGCTGACAACTGGTTTGAAAGCCAGGCTGCTGAGTACAAACAGTATCATGCTGAGAAGTTACGTGCTAAGTTTGGTGTGTCTGGTTCTGTTGAGTTCGTTGATTACTTTGCGAATAATAGCATTGACATGGAGATGACTGAAATTGCACGCTGGCGCGCTAATGAACGCTTGTGGGATTTCTTAGACGATAATCCAAACATAGATAAAAAACTGTATAACGAAATTATGAGGAAGCACTACGAAGCGGAACGGTTGCGCTACAACAGGTTTGAACAAAGAACGATGGCTGACCTGGACGCTATCAGACAATCTGTAGATTTGACTGACGATATTGGTAAGGGACTGTTTGATACACAGCAATCATGGTTCGATAACTGGAAAGAGTTCTACAAAGAAATTCGCAAGATGCAGGAAGAAGTATTCAAGGATGGTTATAGTGAATTATATTTTGCTGAGTATGAAAGACTAGCGAACGACTTGTATCGCAAGCACGTTGATGTAGAACATAACATCGAATTGCAGATGAGCGATTATGTGCAACAGGCAATGCGCAGACAGTATGGCGATGGCGTTGGCGATGCTACGATTGCATGGCGCACAAAGCTAGTTGAAATGCGTGATGTTATGCGCAACGATATGGAAGCATTACGTCTAGCGACAACAGGTAAAACGCATGGGGAACGTAGCGCCTTGTGGAAGCAGTTCGTACCGGAACATGAACGGCGAATAAAGGACTATCACAGAAGCAACTTCGATGATGTCAATGGCGTGTACGATGTGGCTAGAAATTCAGAGTCTGTGAATACACCTAACAACGGCATGAGTGCTCCAATGGGGATGCTGGATAAGTTCGACACGTTGCCTGACGTTTACGCAACGATGGAAAACAACTGGTTTGAACATGGATTGCCATTACTACAGGAACTGCAACGGGAATTACTTGGCGCTAATGGCAAGCACGCAACGACCTTGAAGGGCGCTAACCTTGATGCTGCTAAGTTGAAAGAACTGAAGGGATACCTTGGCGGTGTGTACGGACAGATGTCAGACACTAAGAACATGGCAATCAAACACGCTGAACAACTACGGGACTTCTCATTACTGAACTACCAGAAGCGGTACGGTTTCGATACGTTCCTGACGGCTGTGATGCCTTATCAGTTCTGGTATTCAAGAAGCATGGCTAATTGGGCGATGCGTTCTATTGACAAGCCAGGCTACTTGGCTACATGGGGACGGTTACACGCCGCGCAAAAGAAGAATGATCGTAGGGAAGGTTATCCTTCCAGACTGGCTGGCAAGATAAAGATAGAAATGCCTTGGCTACCAGACTTCATGGGTGACAGTGTGTACATTGATCCGATGCGTCAACTGTTTCCTATCCAGCTTCTATCCGAACCGTTTATGCGCATGGCTGAAGATAGTAACGCATTGGATACCAGGGCGCGTTACATCCTGGAACAATGGGCGGCTGATGAGACAGAAGATAGGGAAGTATTACAGCAAGCTATAGACACCAAAGAAGGTGAGACTTGGGAGAAAGCCTTGGCGCAGGCTAAGGTAGAGATAGGCAGTGAGTTCAATAATCCAATGGACTTTATGACTGCTATCTCAGGTATGCTTATGCCTTTGGATTGGGCGTACAAACTGATTAGCAACAAGAAAGAAAAGATAGGCGAACTGCCTGTAACCAGGGCGATCCAGGCATTGACTTCATGGGCTACGCCAGGCGGTGTCAATCTTGAAGCGCCACTACGCAAGGCATTAGGTTTGCAGGTTGGCGGTGAATATTGGGATTACTACGTTGACCGTGAACTGTCATGGTTGGCAGCCTTGGGTAAGTACAGCTACGAAGAAGTAAGCAAAGCCATGATTGACAGGACAGGTCCGGCATACACAGAAGCGTTAGACCTGGTAGGCAAGCGCCAGTCTGTGCGCTACTTCGCGTCATCGTTTTCTACTGACTTCTTTCCAGAAGGCGAACAAGAAATACGCCAACTGCATGAAGAGTTCAGGGCAGCATTGGAAGCCAATACTGTGGCTGAGTTCTTTGACAAGCATCCTGAATACGCAGCCAGGGCAATGGCATTTGCTGACACGCCTGAAGATAAGTTGCGCAAGTTTGCCGTATCAGCCATTTGGGATATGTCACAACAGTTGCCTAAGCTGACTAAGGATAGATTGTATGCGGCGTTTGGTGAAGAGTTCCAGACATCGTTTCTTAGCAAGGAAACACGATCCTACGATTCGATTGACACGGAAACACTGCTTGCATGGTCTAAGGCTATGGGTGCTGAACTGCCTGAATTGGCGAAAGAGTACAACGTAAACGTACCGCAAGTTGACACGGGTACGCCTGCTGAAAATCAAGTATTGGATTGGTATTACCAGCAACGTGAACAGTTGTTCGGGAACATTACCGCAACACAGAACAGGTACTATGCGTTACCAAAGGAAAATCGTAAAGCATTCTTGAACTTACATCCTGAACTAAGGACATATTGGGATTGGAACAAGGGTGTGAAGCAACAGTATCCACGGTTAGAAGAATTGACCAAGGAGAAGTATCAGCGTGATAACTTGGCGGCATTTGAGATTGATCCGAATGACTTCAACTCGGCGCTAACCAACAGGATGCTAGGCTACTTCTATTCTGGACAGCCGCTGGAAGGCGGGGCAAGGAGTGAACTAAACAGACTATGGATTAAGTATGGTAAACCTACTGAGACGTTAGAGCAGTTCATAGAATTGCTAAGAAGTTATTTCGGGCAATAATAAAAGTATTGTATAATTCAATAATGTTTGCTACAATGTAGCGGAATGGAGGATTTTAGATGAGTGACCAGTTAGAACAGGTGTCGGTTGAAGGTGAAGTTGCAGAGCAAACAACTGAACGGGAGACCTCAGCACCATCTTACCTCACCAGGGAAGAAGCGGAGTCTATCTTTCAAAAGAAGGTAGATGAGGCATTGAATAGGCAGGTCGGTTTATATACGAAAGGCACGGAGAAGTTACGTCAAAGATTAGAACAGTTAGAAGAACACATTGCATTCCAGAAAGAATCTGGTGTAAACGTAAGTGATGCAGACATCGAGCGAATGCGTAACAAAATCATCACGAAATCTTTGATGGACGAACCGCAACCTGAGAAGGCTGTCGCTCAACAGCCAAGGCAGGAAGGACTCTCACCTGACGCTATAAACACAATGGGCGAAAGAATGCTGAAAAGTATGGGCGTAGATTTTAGAGATGGCGATCCAGAACTGAAGAAAATCAACATGAAGGGAACGCCTGAGCAATACTTATCAACACTCGCAATCGCCGCGGCCGCCTGGAAAGAACGTACCTCCAATAAGCCTGATCCTGAAACACGGATACCAGGCATTGTCGGCGGCGGTGTATCAAACCGTGAAGCCGAAATCAACACTCAGCTTGATAAGTTGCACCGTAATCCTCAGAAGAATATGGATGAGATTAATAGACTTACGAGCGAGTTGGAGAAATTTTACAGAAAATAGCCAGGGAACAACCCTGGGGAGGTAATCAATTATGGCAGTACAAACTACTAGCAATTTGACTAACTCCATCACTAACGTCTACAAAGGTAAATACCTTCAAGGCGCAAAGAAGATTCGTTTATACGATCAATTTGCCACGCCCTACACTGAGTTGGGCGCAGACGGTAAGACGATGGACGAACTGATGCGGGCTACGAATATCTACGTGCCTTTCATCAGTGACATGACACCTGGTTCATCTGCGATTTCACAAACCGCTGATGTAACCCCACAAACCTTGACCGATGCAACCGCATACATTACCAGCACTTCGCGTGGTGAAGCCTTGCAGTGGTCGCAGCAACTAACCATTCAGGCCTACACTGACTACACGGCGGCAGCCTACGAGAAGGTTGGCGCCAACGCTATGGAAACCATTGAGCAGTTGGCGATTGACGCTGCACTTGCTGGATCGTGGGTTGAGCGTGCGGCTGCACGAGCATCCTTGGACGCTGGCACTACATCTCATCGTGCAAGCGATAGCATCTTCCGCAAGTATGACGCCATGCTGCAAATGTTGAAAGCGCCAGGCTACCTGAACGATGACGGTTCTGTAGAAATCTGGTCGGCTGCAATGCATCCATTTGTATTCCATGACATTTCCGAAAGTGGTAACGTAAATGCAATCGGTACACTTGTTGATCCAGGCATTCACCTGAACTGGGAACTTGGACAGATTGGGCGCTTCCGCTTGCTGTCAAGTCCTTACGCTAAGGTGTTTGGTGCGGCTGGCGCTGACAACGGCACTAATGTTGCGACCACACTTACTCCTGAGGAAACTGCGCTGTCTACCAGCATTGTTACCGCGGCTGATGTAAGTGCTAATGCAGCCTATGGCCTGTTCTGGTGGATTGGTACTGAGGAAACTTCAACCACATTCTACCCAACCAATGAGCCCGTAAAGGTTCTGTCTGCTTCTGGCACGACTGTTACCATTTTGGGTACTGGTCCTAACGGTGGCTTGCGGTTTGCACATGCGGCTGCTTCTGCTGTCCGTAACGCTGACAGTGTTTACACGATCCTGTTTGGTGGACCGACTTCACTTGCTAAGGTATTTGCTACCGATGTTGGGGAGTACGGAAAGACTGTAGGACCTAAGGTTGATGGTTTGCTGGATCAGTTCAATAGCCTTGGCTGGAAATACTACGGCAACTACGGGCGCATCAGCGAACACCGCTTACTGCGCTTTGAATGTTCAGTGAGCTACGAGGCTTAGGAGGTATATTATGGCAACTGGTACTTCAACTTATATGGGATTAGCAGTTCCTTTGTTTGGTGAGTTCGTTATCACACAGGCTACAGGAGCTACCGATATTATGACCATCGAGGGCGGCGATACGCAGACTGGCGACTTCATCGTTGCGCGCACTTCTACTGGAACTGAAAGGTTCGTCGTTGAAGATGGCGGTAACATTGCAGTTGTTCAGGGTGCGGCTGGCGACGTTGGCCTGAAAATTACTCAGGCTTCTACACCAACCGCTAGTGCGTTGGCTGTGTACTCCAACGATGGAACGACTTTGCGCTTTGGTGTCTCCAAGAACCACGGGATTCTGCATCGTGTTCGCACTACACGCCCAACTACCGGCTTAACCAAAGGCGAAATGTTGCTTCTGTTCCACGGTTCAACGCCTAAGATTGGCGTGTGTATATCCACGGCAGGGCAACAGATCAAACTGATTCGTCTCAAGACTAAGACATTCGGGCGACTGACTGCCTAGGAGGTACTATGGCTGTAAAGAAGGTAATGAATGAGGTATTCGGTGGGACTGTCCTTCTGAATTACTACACGACTAAGCCTACTACCGGACTTACTAAAGGAGAATTGCTTCTTCTGTTTCATGGTTCGAGACCTATCCTTGGAATGTGTACTTCGTCTGGAGCGGGTACTATCAAAATGGTAACGCTAAAGAATAAGACGGTGGGACGACTTACCAACTAGAAAGGATGCACTATTGAAGGTGCTAATAGCCGCCGCGTCGCATGAGGTACAGCATGTGGGCAGTTTGAGAACAGTGTATCTCATGCAACGCGAAGAACAAGATAGATTTGTTGACCAATGGAGATGGCGAGGGGATATAGCAAGGGAAGCGTTTGTAAAAACACTTCTGGAAGATGATTACTTCGGACCAGAAGATGCATTGTTATTATTAGATGCTGACCAGCGACATCCCCCCGACCTTCTCGCGAAGTTACGAGCGCATAACCTTGATATGGTATGCGCTCATTACTATCGTAGAGAGACAAGCCCAATCCAAAGTCTGTGCTATGAATTAGGTGATGGAACATGGCCTTATCTTCCATACTTGAAACCACCAAAAGAAGGATTGCACGAGATAGCTATAACTGGCTTTGGTTGTGTGCTTATCAAGAAGAAGGTTTTCCAAGATGTACAGAAAACCTTACCAAAAGGAGCTTCACCTGTTGCTATTGGTACATTGCATGAAGTTAGCAAAGACCATGCGAATTGGGGGCCTGACTTTATCTTCTTTCATAGGGCAAGAAAACTTGGATACAAGTTATGGCTTGATGCAAGCATAGAAAGCCTGCATGGTGTAACGATATGGATAGGACACAAAAGCGCAGAGAAGCTAATTGACTACGCTAAGTGGGCTGATGCAGCCCACGACTTATTACTTAGCAGATTGGAGATGTACGGAGTGAGCCTAGAAGCATTCAAACAACGAAAGCGAATACTAGAAGCGCGGCTTGAAGGATTAGAGCAGCAGGCGCAAGACTTGGCTAAAGTTAAAGAAGATGGCAGGGATGTAGACGTTGAGGATGAGTACAAGGTTACTATTGCCATTTATCAGATGCAAGGTAAGATAAAGGAAATGGAAGCCTGGATTGAATGGGCTGAGAAATATCCTGCTATCGAAAGACCAGACCAATTGCCAACGACTGAGAACACGCCGAAGCAAGTGACAATACCTGACGAGATGCCAGACGCAGAGCAAGCGAAACAGAAGCGTGCAGATGTGTATAAGGATCAGGCAATCGAACTAGCGCAGATGCTACCGGACACAAAGTATGGACGAGAAGACGGACTGGAATAACGAAGTAGTTCGTCGCATGAAGCGTTATATGTTTGCGGGTAGGAACTACGAAAGAGCCGACCTGCGAAACAAGGACATGCGCAACGTAAACTTTACCTGCTCCAACTTTAGAGGAGCGGATTTATCGGGTTCAGATTTACGTGGCGCTGTCCTTGTTAATGCCGACCTGTCACGAGCCTGCTTGCATAACTGTAACCTTGAAGGCGCTGATTTGAGTGGCGCTGATATGACAGGAAGCTACTGCAAGGGGACTAAGTTTGATAAGGCGACCATGTGGCACACAGTGTTGAAGGGTTCTATCTGTAAGAACGCTACGTTCTTTGGTACGGATATGGTTGGCGCTGACATGGCAAGGGCTGAGATGCTTGGCGCACGCTTTGACGGTGCGAGAACTGAAGGGCTAAGGAACATTGACAAAGCTGTCTTCCGGTGGTTCTTCAGTCCGTTGGGTGGTAAGCCTGTGTATGATCCGTTCCCTGGTTCGCAACCAATAACAGAAAGCCTATTGGGTAATTGGAGTTGGCAGGAAAATTCAGGGATGGGACAATCTGGATTGGGTTATGAAAGGGGTATTGAATGAAGGCTGGAGCGAGACTGTATATTGACTTGCCTGACAAACAATGGGATTTGGTAGCACCAAGCGTTGAACCCCTAATGGGTTTTACTTCTCGATTGATAAGTGGTTGGGTGGTGTCAGAACTACTCGACTTGATGGAGTTTAGAGGCTCTCTCAATTTTGTTGATGTGGGTGCTTGTATTGGTTCGTGGGGAATACTCATGGCAACTCGTTATCCAAGCTTAAGTGTTACCTGCATTGAACCTGTACCACTCAGCTACGCTTGCCTTGTCTACAACGGCAAAGGACTAACCAACCTGAAGACAATCAACGCTGCCGCAGACGATAAAGATGGTGTAGTGAATTTGAGCCTACCAGACTTTAGGTACTGGAGCGACGGAAGACCTGGTGAACTGTGGAACAACTATGGATTGATGAGCGGATATGGTGAGCCAGATAAAGAAGCCGTGGACGTACAAGCGCACCCACTTGATGACATGGTTGAGAATGTTGATCTATTGAAGATTGACGTTGAAGGAATGGAAACTAGAGTCTTAGCTGGCGCACAGCGGATACTCACAAAGGACAGACCAACGATACAGATAGAACTTGTTGATCGTAACCAAGTTAGGGCAAACAAGACTGCGAAAGACGTTCACGACATGATTATTTCGTATGGCTACACTAAAATTGCCACGGATACTACCGATGGTATTTATATGCCAAATGAAAGGATAGATCATGCCTGAGATTTTGTGCGTGACACTTGCGCGTGGTGGTAGCAAGGGCGTACCAGGGAAGCACACACGTATGCTGTGTGGCAAGCCTGTTATCGCCTGGACGATTGAAGAAGTGTTGAAGTCTAAGCTGATTGAACTGTATGCCGTATCATCTGACAGCGATGAGATATTGAGTATCGCTGAACAGTACGGGGTATTGACTATCAAGAGACCTGCTGACTTAGCCAGGGATAACACGCCAACATTACCGGCATTGCTACATGCGGTGGATTACATTGGTGGTGCAAGATTTGTTGCAGAGATACGCGCTACCAGTCCACTAAAGACTGTTGAAGATATTGATGGCGCTGTGTGGAAACTGATTGAGACAGGAGCGGATAGCGTGATAGGCGTTACGCACATGCAAGACCATCATCCAGCTAGAATGAAGTGGATGGATCATAACGATTACTTGCATGACTTCATTCCAGAACCAAGAAGCGGACGCAGGCAGGATTGTACGCCAACGGCATACATCAGGAATGGAACAATCTATGCGCTAAAGACACCTATCCGCAAACTGTTTGGGCACAAGCATAGTATAGGTTATGTAATGCCTGAGAATAGAAGCGTGAACATAGACACGGAATTAGACTTCAAACTATGTGAATTACTGATGAAAGAGAGGCTAGTATGTTCTGGGTAGCGGAAGTGGGAAGTGCGCACAAAGGGAGTAAGCCTTTGGCGTACGAGTTTATACGCAGGTACAGTGAAGCGGGGGCAACGGTAATCAAGTTCCAGTTCGGATGGACGAAAGAAGCGCAAGAGAAAATGGGGCTTGAGTACAATCCAGTAAGATACATTGATGATTGGGCGTGTGATTTATACAGGTGGTGCAAGATATACGGGGTTGAGTTGTCGGCTAGTATTTGGAGTATGGATGGATTGAAAGCGGCTGAAGATGCTGGCATGGCGTTCTACAAGATAGGCAGGAAGATGCTTGAGATTGATCCTGAGTTTGCACAGTTGGTGGAGGATAACCATATCACGCATGTTAGCGGTAAGGGGATATACGTAAGGGGTGAGTATCCTACCTATCCAGAAGATTTGAAGATGCCTGCTAAGTTCACACGCAACCTG